AACAATACTACAAAAAGCAAACGATCCGCCTACCGCGGTTTTATGAACCTCGGCAACGGCCTCATCTAACTGTGAAAAATACGCACAATTGTTTAAGTTACTAGTTACATCACACAAAGATTCACGTAACTCTTCTAAATGATCAGTATCCCTAATATGCTTACAGCCTAACTTAGATATTAGTTTAAGCGGATCGTAATATACAATTGCTCCTCTATCATGGTGAATTACGTAACGACCACAGAAGTAACCATACTTTTTCCTGAAAAGCTTTGCCTCGAAATTCCACATGAGGTTTGCACCGGCCTGAATATCAGGCAAATCCATACCCTTGGGAATATATACTAAACTGTCGTCTCCACAAAAGGCTGCTTTAATCACTTTGTCCATCGGAATCATAGAAGCCAAACAGGTTGCAATGATAATAGTGTTACCGATAAAGGTAGACACATCACCACTTTTCCTTTGGTACCAAAGACACGTTTTGATTCCTGCTGTATAGTCCTTCAAAGTCGTCTTTCTGTGTCCCTGTTTCCACACTTCAGCTAACCACTCGTCTATCCCAAGTTTCTCCCAGATCTTGTACTCTACAGCGCAATGAAACTCGTTTTGTGACTTGTCGTACTTTGAGATGTCGAGTTCCAAAATTTCCATCGCCTGGGTTGAATCAAGGTCAGAGAAAAATTCTTCTATCTGTCCAGGTGTTTTTCTCGTGTAAAACAGAAATTTTGAAGAGTCCACTCTCTCGAGCAGCATCCTCGTAAGTTCCGCAAACATGGGACCGAAAATAGCATTGATCTTTTTTGAGTGATAGACTATTGTCTGCAATGCAGGATATTCATCCTGAATGCTTAAGTCTAACTTCTGCTTGGGTTGGTTCTTGATCATATGCTTGTACTCATCCACTGCCGGCAAATCTACAAAGTTGAAGTCCGCTAGCTGACCAACTGTAGACGACTCTTGTTTAGAGAGCCATCTAGAAAAACTTTCCCTAGTTAAGGACATCTTATTCGTTCCACTGAATTCTTTGTCGATGTACGCATCCCAAAACTTCTCGGCCACTAATGATGCAGTATCCTCTATGTCAATCGTCCCTGTCAGATCCGGCGCATTCATATTTCTTTTAATCATAGCAACTAAATTTTCAAGCAAGCCTGCTGTTCTTGGCATTTCTGCCGCAGTTCTTATCTTGGGCTTGAGAAAAAGAGGTTGCTCTTTCGGAATTTGCACGGACTTTGAGAAGTCGATTCTGCAATCCTTGACATTTAAGGAAATATCCCTCAGATTCATAGTAACAGCGTCGAATTCATTAAGAATAGTGCTGTTTCCAGGAAGAAGAGTGTCATAATAGAATTGCATGTCTCGCCAATCTCCCGACTTGGGTGTCTGAACGAACAAATTCGTTCCCTTGAATACTGCATCTATCTGTAATTGCTATTGGATGCCGGCTTCGACCTTGTACATATCGAGAATAAAATTTGACAACTTCTCCATTTCAGAAATCACATTCACCATCGGGTCTAACACAACGGTGTAATACCGACAACGAGTCGTGTGTCTTGTCAACGCCACTAACACATGTGGTGAAGCTCTTGATATGATCTCTAACGGAGTTGATGTCAATCGGACAATGGAAGTCTTCTCGTATGTTTCCCCTTGTACTTCATGCACTGTGTTCACATCCGTGTAACCCTTTTCCAGCAGTTCGAACTTGTCAGCCTGTGTGAAGGTTAAAATTTTTCCCTCCAACGGTAAAGTTATTGGGTTCAATGCACCTTTCCCTCTCACCACTTCTGCATTCACGGACCTCTCAACGGCGCTTGTACACATTACTGCCCCGTCATACTTCTTATTCAAGAAAAATGTGACATCAGCGGGACACCTTAGCGTGATTCTTCTGACTTCCTTCTCGTCCACCACAAGTTTTGCAAAGTGAGCAGGATACGGGAAATTAGCAACTCTGCAGATAAACGGAATCTGTTGAGTATCCCCATACACGTACGCCACGTCGCAATGCGATAGCAGCAACAAGAAATTTACACAACCGGTGTGAAGCATCAACCCTTCGTCAATAAATAACCTCTTGAACACTCTCCTCGGAGGGTGCATCAAGAAGGAATCCACCGTTCTCACATTATCCTTGTCTGCTCTCACAACACCAGCATGATTTGCCCTTCTGATAATCATCTTCGAGGCTTCTTTCCCAGGGACTAAAATCAAGTCCTCAGAGAAGTTCACCTTTTCGAT